TTATTGGTGTTTCACAAGTTACGAAGACAAAGATGGCTTCTTATGGTATGACCCGGAGACAATGCCTTATCTCGTCCAGCAGCAGGAGAGCTGTCCTACTACGGGCCGAATTCACTGGCAGGGGTTTGTCATATTTGATCGTAAGAAAGCTTTGGGAGGTTGTAAAGTTCTATTACCTTCAGCACATTTCGAGCCTATGCGAGGGTCTGTCGACGAGGCTGCAGACTATTGTTGTGATCCATCAAAACGATGCAAAGATGGTCTTCTACTGGAAGATGGAATCCGCCCCCTATACGGCGATGCAGCAAGAGGTGATTCTACGAAAGAACGTTATCGCAGGGCGTACGATTTGGCGATACGTGGAGAGTACGCCGCCATTGAACCAAGCATGATGTTGCGCCATCTTGGCAACATCTTGAAACTTAATACGATGTTCGGCTGTCGTCCAGCCGACCTCGTTACACCTACCTGTCCTGGGGTCTGGCTCGTCGGTGGTGCTGGAACTGGAAAGACTACGCTGGTGAGTGAATTCGAACATTATAAAAAGGATCCACGTCATAGATGGTTTGATGGATATCATAACGAAAGGACGGTGGTTATTGATGATTTTGCGCCTTTTCATGTAGCGCAAACTGACATTTTGAAACAATTGGGACATCAGTTCGCATTTCAGGGGGAAATTAAAGGCGCTGCAATATGGCTGCGCCCGAAATGTTCTGTCGTGACGTCACAGTATATGATTCAGACTATTTGGGAGAAAGACGCTGAGTCGTTCGAGGCTATTAATAGACGTTATAAGAGCTTCGTCATACCGGACGAAGTTCAAGAGGCGCGCGCCTATATAAGTGCTCGTGTTGCCTACGTTGATCCAACAACTCTTCAGACGGCAACCGATGGCGTACAGGAAACGAGTCTACAGGAAACGAGCACCGAAGAGACGTTATGTCAAGCGACGACCAGCCATCAGACGTAGAAGGGGCATGGGACGTCGTGGAAGGAGGCCCAACCTCTCCAACAGAGGTGTCAACATCAAGGTCACCACTATGCTCGCGGATATCAGCATTGCGCCACAAACTGTCAGCAATCTTCGCTTCGATATTACTCCTAGTACTGTTAATGGATTTTCTAACTGGGCTACGCTCTTCAGACGATACAAAGTCAATCGTATCCGGTATACTTACCGGCCTCAGTTCAATCAATCGGACCCAAATATCTCGGTTGGTGGAGCTATATATAGCTCCGTCGATAAGTGGGGTGCAGAGCCACCCATCTCAACACTAGCTGAGGCGCTGAACAAATCTGGAGTGAGGCGCCACATCATCTACAAACCTTTCACTGTGTACTACAGACCTGTAGTAGCTGGGTGTATCTTTACTACACCTGCATCTGGAGCAGCCATAAATTCTGTTCCACGGGCTGCGCCTTACCTTGACTGTAATAATGGGGGTGGGATTGTCCACTATGGACATCAAGTGCTTTTCACAAACACTGCACCTGGTGCGGGGGCAACTGTGCGTTGGGAGGTCGAGCAGACTGTTTACTTAAGCTTTCGCGAGCGAGATGGTGCTTGAACTTTATAGCCACTTGAGATTACGATAACTCGAAGCACTCAAGTGTTTCCGTTCTTATGTCAATAAATGGCCTACGGGCGAATCATAAAACTGTACTTACTGTGTTTGTTGTTTCTTGCGCATGCGCATTGAGTGGTAGCATGACTGCCGGGTCTAGTATTACCCGGCAGTCGTGCTACCTGCTACCTTGGAGGTAGGTAGCACGCCACTATCCTAGCTATAGGCGTCGTGAGGGTCTCGTAGGCGCGCCCGCAAGTACTAACTGAACAAATAGTCGGTGGGGTCCCCTTTAGGGGGGAGCGCGGGCTCGGGGACCGCCCGCGTAGCGGTGGAGTTAAATTATATTGCTTACCGCCAACGCTGGTGACGCTCATTCGAGTTGTAGCATGCCAGCGAAACAGTCACGTTATTGGTGTTTCACAAGTTACGAAGACAAAGATGGCTTCTTATGGTATGACCCGGAGACAATGCCTTATCTCGTCCAGCAGCAGGAGAGCTGTCCTACTACGGGCCGAATTCACTGGCAG